AAAAAAATATGGTATTTACGTTAAAACAAGGTATTAAGTTATCTGCAATCATTGATAAATTAGATTTAAAAATTAAAACAACACGAAAAGATGAAAATGGAAAGAAAGAAAAAGTGACGCAAGATGAACTAGGTGCAGACTTAATTATGCAGTTTGTAAGTAAAGCACATAAAGCAGAAAGAGAAGTATATGCATTTGTTGCAAGCATAAAAGGGTGCACCGTAGAAGAAGCGGAAAATATTGATCTCGTTGATTTCGTTAAAGATCTTCTTTCAGATTCAGGTACGGTTGATTTTTTCAAATCTGCTGTCGGCTCAAAGGACCAAGAATAGTTGAAATACTTTCTAAGACCTATGACATGACAGCAATACTAGATTTACCATTATCGTCTATTCTGCCTTATTTAGAGCATGCTGTTGAAAAGGAAAAAGAAAAAGATATTTGGCAAGCATGGTTAACACTTTATCCACTTATGGCGAGAGGGAAAATGGATTTCGTGCCTTTTGACCAATACAAAAAAGATTTAATGAAACCTGCTATTAGTACTACAGAAAAAACTCACCAAGAAATTGAAGATGAAATGTTAGCTGTAATTTCAGCATACGAAGGACGGTGAGGATATGCAACTATTTAAATTATTTGGATCCATTTTTATTGAAAATGATAAAGCTAATCAAAGTTTAGATCAAACAGACAAAAAAGGTAGAGGCGTTGGGACCACTTTCGCTGCTCTTGCATCAGCAGCAGTTAAAGGTGCAGCTGTAGTTGGTGCAGCAGTTGTTACTATGGGTGGATTAGCTGTAAATACATTTACTGGTTTTGACGATTCGATGAGAAAAGTCGAAGCAACAATGGGAGACAAACTAGGTAAATCCGTAAATGAAGTTGAGACAAATATTAAATCATTACGTGAAGAGGCAAAGCGATTAGGTAGTTCAACTGCATTTAGTGCATCAGAAGCAGCAAGAGGAATGGAAAAGTTAGCACTTGCTGGATGGGACACAAATCAAATATTAGCTGCTACTGAGCCAATGTTAAATCTTGCTTCAGCTGCCGCAATGGATTTAGATACCGCGGCAGATATTGTTACCGACACAATGAGCGCTTTTAGTATGAGTGCCTCAGATGCCGAAAGAGCTGCAGATATCTTTGCTAAAACAAGTAGTTCTTCGAATACAGATGTGAATATGCTTGGAGAAGCTATGAAATATGTTGGTGCTTCAGCAGCGGCAGCTGGAATGGACTTAGAACAAACGAACGCTTTGTTAGGTAAGTTTGCTGACCAAGGTATCAAAGGAAGCACAGGCGGTACCGTTTTAAACTCCATGCTTCGAGACGTAAAGAAAAACGCTGAAGATGGCGCAATAGCAATTGGCAAAACAACGGTATCTGTTTATGATGCAAACGGAAATATGCGTGACATGACTAGCATTTTAGCAGATATTGAAAAAGGAACAAAAGGAATGACTACCGCCCAAAGAGATGCGGCTCTCATGAGTGTATTCGGAGACGAAGCAATGAGAGGGGTTAACATCGCTTTATCTACTGGAACAGATAAAGTTAGAGAATTAGAGGATGCCTTACGTAATTCTCAAGGAACTAGTAAAGATATGGCAGCTCATATGGAGGGCGGAATCGGTGGTGCGTTTCGAAGCCTAAGCAGTGCAGTTGAAGGTGTAGCCATTACTTTTGGAGAAATATTAGCTCCTTATGTACAAAGTGCAGCCGAAAAACTTGCAGCATTTGCTCAATGGTTATCTAACTCTAAAGTTCCTGAAACAATACAAGGATGGATAGACGCATTTGTTTCATTTGTTTCAAGTACAGGTATTGTTGAAACCGTCACTTCTTATTTGAGGGCATTGATGGATTTTATTAACGGTGATGGAAATTCTACAATTTCTAGTTTTAAAGATAACTGGATTAATAATTTCCAAACAATTATGAACGTAGTTCTTCCGATTCTATTATTTTTGCGTGATCAAGCGATGGAGGTAATTTCATTAATCGTAACCTGGTGGCAAAATAACGGTGCAGAACTACTAGCCAATGTCCAAATTGTTTTTAATGGAATATGGTCGGTCATTCAATTTTTCCTTCCAGCTATTCTATTGTTAGTTTCTTCAATTTTTAACAATATTAAGGGTGTAATAAGCGGAGCTTTAAATATTATTATGGGGATTTTTCAATTATTTGCCGGTATTTTTACAGGGGATTGGAAAAAAATGGGAGAAGGATTAAAAAATATCTTCTCTGGTTCTTTAGAGTTTCTCTGGAATTTATTTAATTTGTTAATGATTGGAAAACTAATTGGAGGAATAAAAGCTTTTATTTCTTCAGGGTTAAATTTATTTAAAAGTTTTGGATCTGCAACAGTTGGAACTTTTAAGAGTTTTATAGATAACATAATTAGTTGGTTTAGCTATTTCCGACAAACAGGTTCAACAATTTGGCGTGCAACATTTGATGTTATTAAAAATTTAGTGCAGATTTTCAAAAATTCTGTGACAACAAATTTTAGTAATATTTTTTCAAGTGCAAGTTCAATTTTCGGGAAAGTCAAAAATGCAATTATTAACCCAATATCTACTGCAAAAAACACTGTAAAAGGTTTTATCAATGAAATAAAAGGTTTTTTTAGCGGGTTGAAGTTACAGTTGCCGAAAATTAAGACACCACATTTTAAAATCAAAAACTGGTCTGCTAATCCATTGGACTGGCTGAAAGCTATGCCATCAATTGATATTGATTGGTTTGCGAAAGGAGCAATCTTTACTAGACCGACGATATTTAATACACCTGGCGGATTAAAAGGTTTTGGAGAAGCTGGTCCAGAAGCTGCATTACCCCTTACAGATGATGTGCTTGGCACAATCGGAGCAATGATTGCCCAACAAATGCCTTCATCTGGATTGAATGATGAGGTTGTCAGATTGCTTCAATTAATTGCACAGAATATTGGTGGAGATATCTATATGGGGTCAGAAAAGGTCGGTTCTGTTATGGATAAGGAATTTTCAAGAAGAATCACATTAGAAAAAAGAAGGGTGGCGATTGATTGATTTCGGATGGTATTAGCTTCAATAATAAACATAGCTATCATGATTTTGGGTTGATATTGCAAGAAAGAAAGATTGGCAACCCATCAAAAATAAAAAATACTGAACGTGTTCCATGGTCCAATATAGAATATGATTTTTCTAATTTATACGGTGAACAAGAGTATGAAGAAAGAGCAATTTCTTATACTTTTGCATTAGTTTATCACTCAAAACAGTATTACACAACAATGAAAACAGTTGTAGTCAATTGGTTATGCAGTGCAATAGGAAAAACGGTATTAAAAGATGATATTATTCCGAACTATTACTTTTTAGCAGAAGTAGTAAAAGGACCTAGTGAAACAGATTTTAATTCAGATGGCAGTATAACGGTTGAATTTACTGCTTATCCTTTTAAAATTTCTTCATTAAAAGAGGGTCATGATATTTGGGATGAATTTAATTTCTTGCTTGACTATGCACAAGAAACAGATTTCACCGTGAAAGGATCCCTAGAAATAACATTGCATAATCCTGGTATTACAATTGTTTATCCTAAAATTACTTGTAGTAGTTCGATGAAATTACAAAAAGAAAATATTACGTATGAAATTTCGGCAGGAACTACTACTTCATACGATTTTTCTCTTTCACCCGGAGAAAACAAACTTAAAATTTTAGGAATTGGCACAATCTCCTTTGAATTCTATAAGGAGTTGATCTAATGTATAGAGTAAAAATATTGAACGATGGTGAGGAAATAATTATTCACCATCCTCATTTCAATGATTTAAAGCTTTCAACTGGACAAATAAAACAAGGTATTAATGTAGCAGCAGGATTTACTTTTTCTATTCTTCCACATAATCCAGGCTACAACTTATTACGCCCACTCAAAACACTGATTACAGTCGATAATATGAAGACTGGAAAAACAGAGTTTGATGGGCGTATTTTAATGCCTACAGAATCGATGAGTGACTCAGGTGCTTTTACGAAATCTTTTGTCTGTGAATCTGAATTAGCTTATTTATATGATTCTTGTCAACGTCATGGAGAATATCACAACATTAGCATTCGTGACTTTCTAGAGGTAATTGTGGCCAATCATAACAAAGATATTGAAGATGATGAAATAGATAAAAAATTTTTGGTAGGGAATGTCACAGTTACAGATACAAACGATAGCCTTTATCGATATTTGGGATATGAGTCAACACTTGATACCATACATGACAAATTAATTAACCGATTGGGTGGGGAATTAGTTGTACGAAAAGAAAATGGTATCCGTTATTTAGATTATTTAGCGATTGCAGGAGAGGTCAAGTCAACAGAAATAAGACTTTCTAAAAATCTTAAAAGCGTTCAAAAAGAAACGGATCCAAGTGATATCATTACAAAACTAATTCCGTTAGGTCAGACAATTGAATCAGAAGATGAAACAGTAACAGATGCATCTCAAGCAAGATTAACTATCGCTTCTGTAAATGATGGGAAAGATTTTATCATAGATGAAGTCGCTAGGAAAAACTTTACTATTCAAACGAAATCGGTGAACTTTGACGATATTACTCAACCATCAAACCTATTGTCAGCTGGCCAAGCGTATTTACGAGAAAATAACAGAATCAAGGTTAAATATAGTGTATCTGCATTGGATTTATCTTTAATTGATTTAGATACAGACGCATTTGACACAGGGAATTTTTATCCACTAATCAACTCAGTGATGGGAATAAATGAAACACTTAGAGTAGTGGAAAAAGTGACTGATATAATCAATCCTAATAAGAACTCTTTAACCATTGGAGATTTATTTAAAACAGCAACACAATATCAAAATGAAGCAAATAAAGTCCAAGATAATGTAACTGAACTAAAAAATACAGTAACCCGTCAAACGAACAAAATAGGCTCAATTTCGAACGAATTATTAACAACGAAAGAAGAGCTAGTAACAACTAAACAAACCTTACAGCAAACACAAGAAAGAATAGAGACATATGAAAATGTAACAGATAGTGATATAACAGCAATCAGTCAATCGGTAAGCGATTTAATTGACATTATAGAGGACATTCAAGAAACGGTTGATAACGTTACAGTTTATGAGAGAGCGACTCAAGTGAGTGATGGGTTAATGAGTTATCCAGACAAAATAAAACTCGATTGGCTAGAAAAACCACAACTTGCCAGCTTTGACAGTAACGGATTAATGTCAATTGATGATTATCGTAAATTGTATGGTATATCTCACGCGGCTAACGATAATTCCTTTAATTACTACGATTTTGGCATCAATCTTAGATATGACTTTGATGCTATCGATAGTGTAAATGGCGGCAGCGATGGTTTTTATTATTTAAGAGACCTGCTCGAAGAAATGGCTAGAAAAATAGACGAGCATGAATATAGAATCTCTCAGATGGGAGGACAATAATGGGAAACATAGTGAATTATTTAAAGCAAATCATCACATCAGAAAAAGGTAAAGATGTTAGACAATCTATGCACGATGCAATTAAGCAAGTATACGATGATGCTGCCACGAGCGGAAATGCGAATATGGAAGTAACATTTGCGAGGGGAACAGAAAATACACTCAACGATAGACTGACAAAAATGGATCAAGTAGCGGAGACCACTACCGCAGAGTTGGCGACAACTAAGTCCCAATTAAGTAATATCCATATAGATGTTAAAATACCGTTTGGAACTAGTTTAACTCCTGCAAAAGGTGACGGAACGACAGACGACACACTAGCTATACAAAGTATTTTAGATTATATGTATAGTTTAGGTGGAGGAACGGTTTTTATTACAAATGGCACTTTTAAAACTTCATCAGCTATAACAATACCATTAGGTGTGTATGTAAAAGGCACGAATATGTTTACAAATGGAAGAAATGTTTTTGATGGGAATGAACTTCCTTCCACTATTTATCCGACTTCCACTACTGAACCTGTTTTTATTATTGAAGGTGCGTGTGGTGTGGATGGTTTGGTTTTTGATTATAAAGATCAAGTTCGTTACCTCCTTTCAGAGACGGATGAATTTGTTAAATACCCTCCTACCTTTCAATTAGGTATTACTGGTAGAGGTGTGGTAGGCGCTCATATTCGCAATATCTATACAGTTGGCGGTTCTATATTCGCTCAACAATATGATAGAACAAGAACGAATAGTGTAGAGAAATGTATTTTCGAGAACATATCAGGGTTTGTTACAGAAATATTCGTCAATATAGGGTACGCTACTGACTTAAATACTTTTAATAATATTCATTTAAATCTAAATGACTTGAAACCAGGTTGGCTAGACCCGAATTATAGTGTAGTTCCTTATCAAACAAAGATTGCAAAAGAAGCAGTATTTTTTAAAATGGCAAGAGTTGATGATTTCATAGCAAACAATTGTTTTGGTTATGGAATGAAACATATGCTTCACATGTATGTTGAGACACATAATGACGATGGCACAAATGGTGGTGCTACCTTCACTGCTAGTTCACTAGATTCTTGTTACCAAGCTTTTAGAATTGAACGTTCTAAACTATCTTTAGGTCTTAGGGTTAGTAACGCATTCTACACTCCACAGGTACAACTAGAGGGTGGTGTAACTTGTCTGCTATCAATTGGAAATGGTGTAAGCCATACGAATGTTACGTTTACCGGGATTAGTGTAAGTGGTGGTGGAGTTGCACAAATAACAGGTTCAAGTGCGGCACAATACGTGGTTAGCTTTGACGAAGTTTCTCCAATTGTTATGAGAGAAAATGTTGTAACAATAAGCGGTCAACTTTATGCTTATAAAAATTCTCTTGTAAATAATGAAGCTCGTTATGCGAGGAATTCTGTTTTTGTCATCGGTACAGATTACAATGCTAAACAAAATAATTTTTCTCCTACTCCTTTTACTACAAATAATGTTGGTAACACTCCTAATCAATATTCCTTGTTAGGAAAAATTGTTTTAAATAAACAACATCAATTCTCAGAAGGAAAAGTTCACCTGTTCGGAGGAGGAACAACTCAAGCAACCAATATTGAAAGGGGGACACTTTACTATTATATAAAACAACAAAGTGCTCTCGGACAACTACCTTTGGTTAAACTTATTTTAAGTGACAATAGTACGCTAAAAAACACTGATGTTTTTGCGATTATCGAAACAAATACACCTTCCCAAACTGTAGTAGGATTGTATATTAAAATTAATAATGCTTATGATAACATTTTCTTTTCTCCAATCATGGAAGCTTCGGACAAAGTTTTTAATGTTATTCCTACACAATGGGTTAATTTAGCACCTTTATTACAAAATGATACTTATTTACCAACAGGAACGAAAATAATATCAATTTTACAAGACGGTCAATACGGCACAGCAACAATCAATGCAAATTCCGTTATCACTATTGTTACTCATGCTATGGGTTATGTACCGAATACTATTCTTTGCACAGCAAAAAACAATTTAGGTAATATATGGGTCAGTAATATCACAGACAATGTATTTACCATTAATTGTTCTATCGCTCCAACGGCAAATGCAGTAGTATCTTACCATGCGAGATAATAGAATATTTTTTATTAACTTAAAATATTTGATAGAAGAACAGAAATTTCAGTTAAATTTCAACTATGATATGTACTGTATTTTTCAAATGAAGTAAAATAGTGTAAAACGAGGTAGGGAGAATGAAAAAACTAATAAAAAACTGGAAAAGATTAAGTGGTATTCACGGATTAATTGTCATGAGTGTGTATCGATTTGGCAATTTCACTTACTACAACTTGAAAATTCCTATAGTTAAACATCTTTTTTGGTTTATTTATAAATTTATCGATATATTCTTTGTTAGATTATTTCTTAACTGTGAATTTCCAGCACAATGTAAGATTGGTAGAAATTTAACTTTGCCACATGGAGGAAAAGGAATAGTCTTAAGTAGACATGTAGTTATAGGTGATGATGTAACCATATTTCATCAAGTCACTTTAGGAATTGTAAAATATGGAGTAGTGACTAATGTTATCATTGAGGATGGTGTATTAATTGGCACTGGAGCTAGAGTACTAGGGGAAGTAACGGTTGGTAAAAATGCAAACATAGGAGCAAATGCGGTTGTCCTAAAAGATGTGCCCGCCTATTGCACAGCCGTAGGGGTTCCAGCAACTTTTAAACCCAGAAAAACACCTAGTCTAGGAAGGGCTAACTAATATTAAAATTATTAAACTTTTGGTAAATAAAGCGCAACAAAGCACTCTTTAAAAGGGTGCTATTTTTTATGAAATGGAGGAAATGAAATGCCAGAAAATCCTTTGAAATATAGAGCAAGTCAAAATGGACGGTTTATTAAAGAAGATGGAACAACCGCAAATGTGGCGGATATGATGGAAGATAGTAAAGCGACTGGTGCAGTTGCAGTAACACCTAATGATACAACTACACTTACAGTAACATCTGGATTATATCTAGGTACAAGCGGTGATGTAGCAGTAACAATGAAAGATGGTTCAAATGTAACATTTAAATCATTAGCGGCAGGTGTTATCCATCCTTTATGTGTAACTAAAGTAAAGTCAACTGGTACGACAGCAAGCAATATTCTGGTGGTATATTAAGATGATTATTGCAAATGCAATTGGAATTGGTGCGACACAAAAAACACCAGAAGGAATACTAAAAGAAGGTCTAGTTGGTCAATACGACTTTTTACAAGGTGTTGATCCAGAGAAGCTTTATGACATATCCGGTAATAATAACCACTTCCAAATAGGAAGCACTAGTGGGGTAGATACTAATGATCCACTGTGGACAGAAAGAGGAATGACGTTCACAGGAGCAGAACAAGATTACAACATCTTATCTCCTTTACCTAATATGTTTAAGATACCTTATTACACCATTTTCGTTGCTGCCAAGAATTCTGGAACAGGCGGAGAGCTTATTACATTTGATGATAAGATAGTAATGCGTTTTGTTAGAACAGATAGAGTAGATGCAATATTAAACAATGGTTCTAATTATGTATCAACAAGCTTAACACAAGATGTAACCAATCCTATATTAGTTGTTTCAAGAAAGAATACAGAGAATTTAAGCTTGTATGCTAAACAATGGTCAATCCTTGCTAATACAACAGGCGCTAACTTTTCAGGAGCGAGCAATGTATATATCGGTAGAAATTCAGGTACCAATACTGGATTAAATTTAAACGGAGAAATTTACTATATTGCTATTTATAACCGAGCATTAACGAATGAGGAGATATTTAAAGTGGAAGCTTATATCCGTACCATTCTAAGTAAAAGAGGAGTAACGATATAGGATACAAGAATGCGATAAGCAAAAGTTGTATGAAGACAAAAAAAGAAGTCCCTTTCCTATTCGGATTGGGACTTTGATTTTAATAATCCTAATTTAATTAATTGTCTAATTGCTTCGTTTCTATTTTTAAATTGGTTCTTGTGCCAGTATGTTTCTACTTCCTCAAGGATTTCATTCGGAAAAGTAACAAGTACTTGCGTATTTTTTGTTTTATCTACTGCCATTAATTATCACCTCATTTGTATTATAAGTTATATAACTTATAGTTGACAATAGGAATATCTGTTCTTATAATAAAGTTATATTAGTTATATAACTTTAGAGAGGATGAGTAATTGATGGAAGTAATTGATTTTGCAAGGGAACAATTATTATACGAACTATCCGAACTAGAAAAATATCGAAAAAGTAAAGATTTTAACGATGATCGCTATAAATTAAAGCTAGCTGGCATTCTATCTAACTATGAGATTAAAAAAGAAATAAAAGAGACATTCGAAACAGATATACAAGAAAAAATGGCAGTG